ATGCAGGCCAGAAAATAGAGCAAGCAAAAGGTAGGACGCAAGTTCTAACTCAAAGAAAATCCCTTCTCAACAAGCAACTGAAAGAACTGAACGCAAAGATCAAAGATGCTGGCCCAGGTGCTGGCGGGCTGCGGCTGGAAAAAATTAAACTTAAAGACCGTATATCTGAAGTTCAAATCAGCCTGAAACAATCCAAGGCTGCTGCCACCCCCAAGCCCACTCCCAAGCCCCGCAAAGCTGGGATGGCTAAAGTTTTAACAAATAAACCTCTTGGCTACAAGATTGAAACCATTGGTCCTGGTGGAAAAGTAATTAGTACGAAGTACGGCGGCTCAATGGCAAAGTCCGGCGCATAGCCGAAAGCTAAGACCAGCAAGTCATGCCGCCGCTAACCGGAAACCTAAGCCGCCCCCACCACCAACCTCATGACCAGCCCCGTCACCGCCGTCGGCCGTCTGCTGCAGCCCAAGGGCAACGAGCCGCGCATCCTGCATCGGATCGCGATCCGCAAGGATGGCAATGTGCGCACGATCCAGCGCCGTGAGCTGCCGGCTATGCCATCCGCGACAGCCACAGTCGACCGCCGCCGCTGATCGAGGCGTGCAGCACGGACGCGACCTTGTGCGCCTGGCCCTGCGGCAGATTCACCGCCGCATCGCGCAACGCCTGCCGGGTCGCGTCTTCATCACGGGCGCTGACGGAAGCATGCAGCAGCAGGAAAGCCTGCAGGTCTTGCGGAAGCGCAGTGTTGTGGTTGGGCATTTGCAGCGGTAGAATCGGTGCTCCCCCACTCTGCAGCAAATGCTCACCGGATCGGAACTGCTGGCCAAGGTCAAGGAACTCGGCCAAGCTCCCCGCGATCAGATCGCTATCGCCTGCGGCTACGTCAACAAAGCCGGCAAGCCTGCCTTCACCGCCTTCTTTGAAGCGCTGAATGCTGCCCACGGCCTGGCCCTCGCGCCTGCCACCAGCACCCGCAAGCCTCGCGCTGGCAAGCCCCTGAGCTGGAACGTCGCCGTCGCCAAGAGCGGCATGATCCCCATCAGCGCTGGCTACAGCAGCCTGCTGGGCCTGGAGCCTGGCGATCGCGTGGACATCCGCCAAGACGGCGACAGCCTTGTGCTGACCAAAGCGACCGGGCCTGTTGTGGTCACTGCGGCGCCTGAGGTGATCGCTGCCGACGAGGATGACGATCAGATCGTGATCACCGCCCCTGCTGAGCGCGAACTGGTCGCTGCCTGATCAGTCGAAAAGCGGCACCGACTCGCCCAGCGGTTGCGGATTCTTCGGAAACAACCGCTTCTCTGACGCCGTCGGTGTTCTCAAGGCTCGGGCCAGATCAGCTCGGGCCTTTGCCATGTCTGGGCCCTGCTGCTCCAGCTTCAGGATCCTTGCGTCCGCCGCATCAATCAGGTCAGGATCCTTCAACCGCGCCCGTTGCGCCTGCAGGCCCTCCAGCTGGGCGCGGTGCTGGCCCTCGGCGAAGGCTTCGACGCCGCGGTTGTGCTCTTCCTGCCAGCGCTCGTTATCGAGCAGGGTGGCGCGGCTGGCGGGGTCCGCCTCCTGCACTGCTTCATCAGCGACGGGCACCGCAACGCAGCGGCAGCGAGGATGCCATGGCAGCGGCACCCGATCGATCGGATAGACCCGCCCATTGCGGCTGGCGCAGGTCGGGCAGGTCCGCTCATCATTGCTGGCCAGCACCCGCACATAGCTGTAGCCCTGCTGCCGGCTGCGGGCCAGGGTGCCCTGTGTGTAGGCAGTCGCCAGCTCAGAGCGGGCGATCAGCGCTGCCCGTTGCTCCAGGCCCAGCCGTTGTGTGATGCCGTTCGGATCCTTGGCACCGCGCAGCGCCTGGCGGATGCCGGTTTCTAGCCGGCTCGGGCCCCAGCCCCTTGTAGCGCCTTCGCCGACGATCTGCACCAGCTGATCACGGAACCGGGCCGTCTCGCCTTGGATGTAAGCGCTGGTGGTGGTCGCGGCAGCGCGGATCGCCAGCGGATCAGCGCCAGCGAACGGCACCTCGGCCGGCGGGCGCCCGACCATGGTCATCAGCTCCTGGCCCAGATCGCCACCAAGCCGGGCCGCCTCGCGCAGGTCGCGCTCATAGGCAACCGTCCATTGCAGGAGTTCTTCTTCACCCATGAACTTCTGAGCGTCCAGGGTGATCGCCCGGAACTTCGCCGTGGCTTCGGCTGCTGAGTAGGCGCCAGGCCGGCGGATCGAGTTCCGGGCCGGGTCGTAGCCCTGCGGGCCCAGCGTGTCGATGTAGGAGGCATAGTGGCGTTTCAGGTCGATCAGGACGTTCTGCAGAGAGCGCCGCAGCATGAGCACGGTGTTCCGTGCGCTCCGGCGCTCCAGCAGGTCCAGGGCCTTGGCGTAATCGTCAGCGACGCCAACTAGCCGCCGTGGCCCTGGAGTCTGCGTCACTCGATGTCAGCCTCTTCGCCGTCTTCGTCATCGTCATCGTCGTCGGCCATCGCTTCAGCGAGCAGCCCAGCTTCAACCAACCGGACGGCGCCGATCAGCTCGAACATGGACAGCCCATCGTCAAGGCTCGATTGATCAACGATCGTGTCGAGCAGCGCTTCGTAAACGGATTCAGCGGACATGGTGGAGATGCCAGGGGCGGCTTAGGTTGCCGGGATCGGCGGCAGCCCGCCCATGTCATTCAGCCCGATCTGATCCGCCGCGGCGGGCCGCTCCTGCTGGATCCGCTCCAGCTCATCGTCCACGCTGGTCGTGGCCTTGACCACGCCGGCACGCTGCAGCTCTTCGATTGCGGAGCGCTGGCTGATCAGCTCCGCACCGCCCGCAAGCTGTTGCAGTTGCGCAATGTCGGCCGGCTCCAGGGGCCGCTCATAAAGGCTGGCGTTCATCTGCAGGCCAGCACCATCCTCCAGGGTCTCACCGGTGAACAGCACCCAGATGGCCAGCAGCGATTGCATCGCCGAGGCTTTGCGCTGCGCGATGCGGATGATCGTGCTCTCCGTCTGCGCCGACTCCAGGCCCGCCTGCGTTGCCGTCTTGGTGGCCTGGCCGTCGCCGTAGAGAAAGCCGAGGGTCTGCCGACTGATCAGCTTCTCCACCTCCGCGATCTGCGCCCGCTGCTCCGCCAGACTGCTGGCCGAGGGCTCAGCAAAGGAGAACGATCCGCCCTGCTCCAGATCCACCACGCTGTTGGGCCCCAGCACCAGCGGCCGCCGAGCTTCACCAGGCGCCGGTGGTGCGGCACCAATCCGCACCGGCACCGGCAGGGCACAGCGGTGGGTTTTCTCGCGCAGGTCTGAGCGCTGCTGGAAGTGCTCGATCGAGTGCTCCACCACCTGGCGCAAGGGCAGATCGCCTTGCCCGAAGCCGCCTTGATCGGAGCTGTACCAAACCACCGGCACGATCGGCAACGGCTGGCCATTGGCGCCGAGGTACTGGCCTTGATCCACCATCACGGCGGTCAGGTCATTGGAGGCGTTGCGCTCAATCTCGAACAGCATCCATTCCCCGCGGCCGATCACCCGATAGCGGGGCAGCATCTTGACGCCGAAGTCGCCGTCCGATTCTTCGCTCAGCTCCAGCAGCGTCACCCGCTCCAGGCTCTCGACGCCATCGGTGACCGATACCCGCCAGTTCAGCACCTTGGATCGCGCCCTGGCCAGCAGGTAAGGCCGGCGGCCCATGGCCGTTTCTTCGGCAGCGCTACCGGGCAGCCCATCAGGCATCTCAACGCAGAGCGCCACGCCACCATCACGCAGCATCCACGCATCGATCTGCTGCCACCAGGCGGTCAGGCTGTTGCTCTCCAGGTCAATGTTGTCGGCGGCGGCTTCCAGGCTGGCCGGCGGATCCTTGAGGCTGAACTTCGACAGCACCCCAGCGAAGGCGTGAACACTGGCCCTGAAGAAGTCGGCGAAGGTGGAACGGCTCAGCCGCGCCTTATAGGCATCATCCGGCTCCTTCGCTTCCTGCGGCAGATACCGATCCTTGCAACTGCGCAAGCAATGGAAGGCATCATGCGCCCGGCTCAGATCCTCGGCCAGCTCCAGCAGTGCCGGATGCCGGTAACTGGGCAGCTT